TGTACGTGAGTTTAACTGGCGTCGTGCAGTCACAGGTTGGGCACCACTAATTGCTACAGTTATCCTCCTGCTCAATACAGGTAAGAGTGGTGCGATTTTCTTTTTTCCATGGTTTGGCGCTATGTGCGCTTACTATTCTATTGTTTACCGCGATTGGAAGTGGGGTCGATGGATTGACGCTAAGTTTGCTGTCATTGCTACTGTTGTCCTTGCTTTTGGTGGTATCGTCGGACAGATCAAAGAACCTGTGATGGCATACCTCAAAGCAGCAACTCCTGAGATGCTAATTCCTGCTTCTCTGGTCGCCATGGTCGCTGCTTATATTATGGGTTCATCTGGCAAGTATGCTGGTATGACCTCTGCTCTCGTAGCAGTCTTTGGTCCTCAGTATCTCGTGTGGTTCCTCTGCACTGAGTATTCTGGATACCTCGTCTCACCTGCACACAAGTGCCTCATGATCGGACAGCAGTATTTTGGCACACCAATTAAAAAATACATGACTGTATTATCTCGACTTTGTGCGATTCTGATTGGTTACGCTGCTCTAGTTACTTTTGTATTCTAACAATGACCTATACTATATACTCCAAACCAGGTTGTCCATATTGCGACAAAATCAAACGTGTCATGGAACTTGCAGAAATTAAACACGTTGTGTATACTCTAGGAACGGACTTCCAGCGTCCTGAGTTCTATGACAAGTTTGGTCCAGGTTCCACCTTTCCACAAGTCTATGCTGGAGAAACTCACATCGGTGGTTGTACCGATTCTATCGCTTATTTGAGGGAGCAAAAAGTAATCTGATGGAACAGGAAGACATTCTCATTGATATTGTTGAGCAAGCGCTTGATGATGCATTCAAGAACCGTAGAACGTTCAAAATGCGTGAATGGTTAGTTTCTAACAAATGTACAAAGAGAACTGCTACTATTTTCATTGAAAGTGGATGTGCAGCAAATCTCAGTGACACTGTAGAAGATCTCAACTTATTGATTGAGGGTGGACATCCTGATGTGCGTGAAGCATACCCTAACTTGGGTAAACCAGAGGCAAGAAAGATCAAGGATTATCTATATGGAATCCTAAAGGATGCATGGGATTATGAAAAAGAAAAGAGCACTCGGCGGAGGAGAACCTACTCTAAATAGGGGTATAGAGGTTATGCTTCCTAGAAGCAGGAGGGTCGAGAAACCAAGTTGGTTTGACGTTACCTTCCGCTTCCTAAAACGGACGGTGCGTGTACGGATAGACATTCACCAGGAAAAAACAGATGGAAACTAGCGTAATTCTTTTCTTCTCCGCTGTAGGGATGATTTTCACCCTAATCCTCGGAGGTGTAGTTGGTTGGATCTACAAAGAAACTGTAGACAGCAACACATACAAACGTCAGTTGGACAATCTTCATCCTGAATTCCTAGATGGAAATGGATCTTTCATTAATGAAGAACTGCTTGCAGTACGTTTCATGGATGATGATGATCTTGACGATGACGACATTGACTGATATAATAATCACAAACTTTTGATTTGACATGGCACCCAGAAAATTACCAAAAGATGCACTCCTGACGGAGATCTTGCAAAAGGTCTCCTCAGCAAAAACCAAATCTGAAAAGGTTAGTTTGCTGCAAGAATATAACAACAATGGTCTTCGTGCATTGTTGATTATTAATTTTGATGAATCTCTGCAGTTCTTGCTTCCTGAGGGTGAAGTTCCTTTTGAAGAGAACGATGCACCTGCAGGTACTGAGCACACTCGCTTGGATCATGAGTACCGCAACTTGTATCGCTTTTTCAAAGGTGGAGATAATTCCATCAATAAGATGAAGCGTGAGCAACTCTTTGTTCAACTCCTAGAGGGTTTGTACAAAGATGAGGCACATTTACTGATCGCTGCATGTAATCGTAAGATCCAAGATAAATATAGAATTACGAAGCAGGTGGTCTCTGAGGCATTCCCTGCAATTGAATGGGGAAACCGTGGATGATTGTGGATGATTTGGATGAGTAACAATGACGTTGAAGTCACCGCAGAAAAATATGGTATTAAAATTTTAGAAGCGAATTGTGACAGTGCTAAAGCACAGAACAAACAACTTCCTACAAGTTCTTACCTGGTAACCTACCTGGATATGATTCCAGGTGGGAGTTCATACTCAAAGCATTATGACATTGCTATGGGTAAGAGAGTAGACATTTTCGATTGCTACTATGACAAACTCGGAAAAGACTCCAGCAGACTACTTGGAATCAAGTGGACAGATGGAACAGTTAATCCAAAACTCTTTGATACAAAGTCATATCTCAAGCAAGGCTAGCGCTTTGTTTCAGGCAAAAAGGAACGACTTTAAATTTGACAAAAAGATTGAAGACATCGAAGAACTTGCTGATGAACTATTCGACGCCCTATATGACCACACGAATAAATAAAGCTACCACATTTCCAGAACTGAGAGGTGCGATTATTTCAGCGTTGGTTGAATACGAAGGGAGCGAAGATCTTTACGACGTTATGCGTTCTTTTGTCACTTTCCTTACTGCTAAAGACGAGCGGTATACCCAACGAGCTGACGAAATTCTGAATATGTGGAACGGATTTAAACACCACCACCTTCAGTACAATGCGCTTCAAAGAGCAAAGAAAATTAATTAAGTCTGCTTTAAAACATCCTGAGCAATTCTCTACAGACGAACTGTTGTACTTCCGTATGCAGTTGCGTTATGTAGAGAAATCGCTTAGAATAAAGAAGTGGAATAGATTCAAAGAAAGAACTGGATTTGGTAATGCAAGTTAAACTAGTAAGTGTAACCCCTGATGCAGAACGCATGATGGGTTATGTGGCAAGGGTTAGCAACCCTGCAAACCAGGAGAACCCCAAGGTTGCGGGTCTCCTGGCATACTGCATCAAACATGGGCATTGGAGCGTGTTTGAGCAAGCATTCATGACATTGGAACTGAACACTACAAGGGGTCTGGCAGCTCAAGTGCTGAGGCACCGTTCGTTCACATATCAAGAGTTTTCGCAACGTTATGCTGATTCTTCCCTACTCGCGGAGACGATCCCTCTCCCAGAACTTCGTCGGCAAGACACCAAAAATCGTCAAAACTCTATTGACGATATTTCTGATGAAACTAGGCAGAAGTATGAAGTATTGATGGAGAAGCACTTCAAGGATGCCATGGCATTGTATCAAACGATGCTCGATGAAGGAATCGCAAAAGAGTGTGCTCGTTTTGTTCTTCCTTTGGCAACTCCAACTAAAATTTACATGACAGGTTCTGTACGGTCCTGGATTCACTATATAGATTTACGTACTGGACACGGTACACAAAAAGAACATATGGACCTTGCGAATGAATGCAAACGTGTATTCATCTGCAAATTCCCTATTGTTGCAGAAGCACTCGGATGGACTTGTCCTGAAGATGACTGTGGATGTGATGACATTCAACCCGCCCTGAGGATTGATTGATGGCTTGTTACCCCGTAAAAAACTTGAAGACTGGAGAGACACAAGAACTCTTCATGCCTCTTGCTGAGTATGAACAATGGAGAAAGGACAATCCTGATTGGGATAAAGACTGGAACGCAGGCATTGGATCTGCGGTCAGTGGTGTCGGTGACTATCAAGATAAACTCCCACAGGGTTTTAAAGATCGTCTAAACAACGTCAAAAAACATCACCCTTACGCAAAGTTCGACAGAATTTAACCAATGCCTGTAAAATCCAAGAAGCAACCTACAATGGTCGGTCTGACCGCAAGACAAATGAGAAGGAAACCAATTGGGACAGAACATCTTTTAAATATCAAACCGATAACTCCTACGCAAGAAGAAGTCTTTGATGCGTGGCAAAAAGAGAAGAACTTATTCTTATATGGTTGCGCTGGAACAGGAAAATCATTCTTGAGTATCTACCTTGCCCTAAAGGATGTGCTTGACGAGAAATCACAGTATGATAAACTGTATATTGTTCGTTCCCTAGTTCCGACTAGAGAGATTGGTTTTCTACCTGGAGACCATGACGACAAGAGCAACCTGTACCAGATTCCATACAAGAATATGGTAAGGTATATGTTTGAGATGCCTGATGATGCATCCTTTGAAATGTTGTACGCTAACCTCAAGGCACAAGAGACTATCTCTTTCTGGTCTACGAGTTTCATCCGTGGTACAACAATTGATAATGCAATCGTCTTCATTGACGAATCACAGAACCTTAATTTTCACGAACTTGACTCCATCATCACTCGTCTCGGGGTCAATACTAAGGTGATCTTTGCAGGAGACGCTGCACAAACTGACTTGACTAAGACTTACGAGAAGAATGGAATTCTCGATTTCATGAAGATCATTGATGATATGGATGAGTTCTCTTCCATTGAATTTGGTGTTCAAGATATCGTAAGATCTGGTCTAGTCAAATCTTATTTGATTAGCAAGATGAACCTTGGAATTTAAGCACTTAAACATCCACAACTTTAAAGATCTAGTTGCAACAACAACTGAAAAGGGTAGGACTTATTCTGTAGAAGGTATGTCCTACCCTTCTGTTACGACTGTGATCGGACACTCCAAGAAAAAATCTATCATGGAGTGGCGTAGAAAAGTTGGTGAAGACGAAGCGAACAGGATCTCCAAGAGAGCATCTACTCGTGGTAATAAAACACACAAACTTGCAGAACTGTATCTTTCTAACGAGGATATCAGTAAGTACAAGGATGATGTGATGTCTATGGGTTTATTTCACTTAATTAAACCTCATATAGATAGTATTAATAATATACACGCATTAGAAGCGCCTTTGTATTCAAAGACGCTGAAACTTGCAGGACGTGTAGATTGTATTGCTGAGCATAACGGCGAACTTGCAATTATAGATTTCAAAACATCCACTATGAACAAACGTGAAGAGTGGATTCAAGACTATTTTGCACAGGAATGTGCATATGCTATAATGTTCCAAGAGTTGACGGGTCTCAAGGTCAAGAAACTCGTAACGATTATCGCCTGTGAGACTGGTGAAGCACAAGTATTTGAAATCT